AACTCGAAGAGGTTTGAACCTTGCACGACAGGATCGATCTGGAGACGTTTGATCGGAAGCTCTGCAAGACTGAACTCTTGCTTGTTCTTTTCACTGCACTCTGGACATTCGACCTCGCAGGTGTAAGCGGCACCGTAACCTGTGATTCGAATTGCGGTCATCAAGGCGTTCCTGTCTCCGGAAATCATGGAGTCCACATCGATGCTCTTGTCGACCAGACAGGAACTGATAAGTGAAGAGATGACCGTGCCCTTCTTGATGAGAGCCTTGGAAGTCAGAATGTCTTCCTCACGAGCGGTCATGGCCTTGATCTCTAGGGTTTCTGCACCGAAAAGTGGTGTGCCTTCGGGGTAAATTGATCCGTTGGAAGGCAACGGCACGGTCTCAACAGGAACATCGAAACCAAAATCGTCCCTCATCACGTTTCGAGTCATCATACCGGCCGCTTGAGCCTGCTGCTGAGTGAACACATCATTTCCCTGTCTAAAATCCTGCATAGAAACATCTCCTTTTGCCTGTTTGTAACTTCTGCACACTGAATGTAAACTAGTCACAGAATGAACATAATTGACACAGGAATGACTAGTAACCGAGGCCAATGGTTCTATTGGAAAAGAAAGATCCGTGTCACCTGGTGTCACCTTGTTTCACCAGAGACATCAATGGGGCACCACCGGAAAGTGGAACCCCATTGAAAAAAGACAGGAAGGAATGTATTAGTACTGCAGAACGCAGTTGTCGAATTTCAGGCCGATGGAAATTTCAACAGCGTCGTTGGTGTTGTAGTCCAAACCACCGCCAAAGTCTGCCTTGGTGATCATGGCACCCTTGATGTCCCAGAGCTCAACCACCGTACCGACGGGGTCAAGCATCTTCAGCTGGCAGTCACGCTTGTAGAAGTCAGCGTAGCCTGCGCGGCCTGAGACGGACTCGAAGTGAGTGCGGACCCACTCCATCACCTGCTGTGCGCCGGAAGGTGCGATGGGGTCGTGAAGGGTCACGGTGATCTCATCCCACTTGCCTTTGCCGGAAACGTAACGAACTGAGTTGATGTAGGGAATTTCGATGTTTTCCAGTGTCATTGACGGACGAGCCGCCGTCTTCATCAGGAACGCGTCGATGCCCTCGATTGCGAAAACCCACCTAAATTTGCGCTTGGGCTCAAACTTATTGGGAAGCATGTCTGTAACTGAAAGTGTCTCTGCCATTTTATTTCTCCTGTCTTGTGTTTAAGTATGCAGCCCTCTAGTTTCTTACATTACACCTGGGCGCCGGCGTTTGTGACCACGAAGTCCAGCGAGATGAACTCCACCGACTTGGTGGGCTGGAGGTAAATCTTGCCGCGAATCGTGTTGTTCTCCACGTCAGCCTGCGTAGTTGTCGTGGTGTCGATCCTCACGCTGAAACGGTCAAGTCCCTGTTGAGCCTGGACGGATGCCAGGATCGGGGTGACCGCAGCCGAGAATGCGGCCAGGGTGGATGCCCTGTTGGGCTCGAAGATGAAGGTGTTCGCAACCGAACGGACCTTGCGGCGGACGTCGATCAGCAGGCGGCGGACATTGACACGGTCCAGGGCGGACTGCGCAGCCATCAGCGTCTTCTGGCCGTAGACCACAGGACCGGTGGATCCCGGGAATGCGGTGATGGGGTTGATGTCGGCACTGTAGATGGTGTCCAGGTTGTTCTGGTTGAGCTTCACGGCAGTGTCAAGGGTGGTCGACAGAGCGCCGCGTGTGAAACCTGCAGGGGCGAACCAGGGGAAACCGATCTTGTCGTTGAGAGCGAAGGCACCGAGGACCGCAACAGAGGGTGGGTAGACCACGTTGGTGTCTGTCGCGGGGTCGGTCATCACCACGTTGGGGAAGTAGGCGGCGGCGAAAGAGGAGTCCAGGCCACGAGCCTGCAGTGTGGAGACCGTGTTGGTGACGTTGACGTTCTGTGCGGAACCGGTCACGGCGGAAGACACATCGTCCAGTTCCTGAATGTCCATCAGGTAGAGGGAGTCGAAACGAGTCTCCACGGCCGAGACAGCGTAGTCTGTGACCGAGGTGTCTCTGATGCCAGGAATCGCCAGCAGTTGGATATCGGCATCTGTCTTGTTGGCCAGGACATCGATCGCCTTGCGGTAGGCAGCCACTGTCGGTCCGGACGTTCCGCCCTGTGCCGTGGAGTCACTGAACTCACGGAGGACCGCATTGTTGGTCAGGTCAGACTTGTCCCTGTTGAAGATGTTGACACCGTCGAAACCGCCCTGCATCGGGAAGGTGAACTTCAGATACTGCCTGGTGGGCAGGTGACCGAAGTCCTTGGAGGGGTCAAGGAAGCGAGAACCGATACCAGCGACTCCGTTGATGTCCGTCATCGTTCCTGCTGCCGCACCGTTCCTCCTGTAGAGGGCTGCTGCCCACTGGGTGGGATCGGGACGGTCGTTCGAACCCGTGATGACCTCAACCCTCTCCAGGGAGAAGAAGTTGTTGTTGTAGAGGTCGGCATCCAGGACCGCACCGCCGACGTTTGCCGTTCCAGCATTGTCGCCCAGGAGGACGTTCTGCCACACGGTCTGGTATGTCGGGAAGTACTTGGAGAACGCCAGCAACGAAGCATCCACCTTCTGGTTCTTGTTCGGCTGTGCAGCATCGTCGAGGAGCTCGAACTGGACACCCCAGGTGAGCTTGGGCTCCACGACCTGCTTCGGGGAGGTACCGACCGAGAGACCGCGACGCATCGGAACGCCAGGCTCCTTCACGGTCTGCAGGACCGCTGTCGTGATGCCTGCTGCCGTCGAGGGACCTGCCGGTGCTCCTGCATCCTGGCTGACGATAGAGCCTGTCAGAACAGCTCCTGCACCGGTTGCGACACCGGAGAGCGCCAAGTGGTGCGGACCGCGGAAACCTGTCGGCAGGGCCGTGGAATCGATGGAACCGTCCTTCATTGCAGCGGAAAGCTCCACGAAGACGTACTGGGAGACGTTAGGATAGTCACCCTCGACGACAAGACGCTGCTTTCCGACCGGCTGGTCGAAGTCAAAGTAGGTGTCCGTGTCACCGATGACCTTGGCAACGTAGCGGTCAGATGTCGGATCCAGCGAGAGGCCGCGGAAGGACTCCAGGACCACAGGCTGGACGTCGATGTCGTCGAACTTACGGATCATGACATCGAAGGTGCCGTACTTGTTAGCGGCATTGGTCGAAGCCTGAATGTTCTCGACAGTGACCTTGAACTCCACGGAGGAGACCGCACCGTCGGAACGAGCGTGGAACTTAAAGAGGTTTTGGTTTTGACCACCGAACTTCTGAGAGACGACCCACGGAGAGAAGGCGTTCTGAAACCTGTCCTCGAATCCCTCAAAGTTGGGGACACCGACCTCGTCAGCCGAAGAGTCGGTTGAGCTGCCGGACTGCCTTGCCAGGGATGAGGTCAGCAACAGGGCATTGAGGCCGACGTTGTTGTAGCCGGTTCCTGTCACCGCAGCCAGGGTGGGAGCAATGTCGTAGTGAGCGTAGAGGTAGTGACCAGACTGTTCGATCTTTGTCGGATCGGTGTTGAAGAGGTTTGCAAAGTAGTTGCCCGCCTGCGGATCGAACGAAGCTGTGATGATGTTGCTGTAGGAGTCGCTGTTCTTCAGACCGTTGAGCAGAAGGACAAACTCCTGCTTGGCATTGGATGTCACCACCGAGCCGATGTTTGCACCGGCATTACCGGAACCTGCGGCACCGAAACTAACGTAACCGTTCTTGTTAGCAGCAGGTGTGTTGTTTTCGACGCCTGAGACGCTGCAGGAGAGACCGAGCATCACACCGGATGCTGCCATCAGGACACCACGAAGGACTGGAACCGCATTGGCACCTGTTTGAATGCCGGGCTGCGTAAAGATGCCGGAGCCGTTGGACTCAGACATCATTGCTGCGAGGAAGTATGTCCTACCCAGCGGACCGACCGCACCTGCTGCCACTGCGCCGTTGTAGGGGTTGGAACCCACAACACCGTTCGACTGGACCTGCTGTGCACCGACAACGAAACCTGCGTTGGTCACCTTGCCGGAGTTGTCACCGCCTGCCGTCCTGGCCTTGCCGTCACCGGCACCGAGGACCCTGACGAACGTCGCAGAACTTGCGTTCCTCATCCACTCTCTTACGGCCATCGGACCGAACTTTTTGCCGTCGGTGTTACCGAAAGTCGCGATGAAGTCCTGGAACGTCGCGACAGTCACAGGCACGAATGCCGGACCACGAAGCGCCGTGCCGATGACGCCGGCAGGGGTTCCTGAGGGCGCAATTTGTGTCGGCTGCGAGAGGTCTATTTCACGAATGCTCACGCCAGCGCTTTTGAATGTTAGTTCAGCCATTTTATCTCCTGAAAAAGTTCCTTGCTTTCATAACTATCCTCGATTAGAGGAATTGAACGCCTGAATTTGTGACGATGAAATCGATCGAGACGAATTCGATCGTTCTTGTCGGCACAATGACGATTCGACCGTTGAGCTTGTTAGCTTCGGCATCGGCCGACGTGTTGTTGGTGTCGTCGCAGATGACCTTGAAAGATTCGATTCCCTGTTGCGCCTGGATCAGAGCGAGCTGGGGTGTGACACCGGCAACCAACCTTGCACGAGTCTGTGCGTTGTTGGGTTCGAACAGCAGCTGCTGCGCGATTCCACCGACCGTGCGCTTGACTTCCAGCAGAAGCCTGCGGACGTTGATGCGGTCCAGAGCCGACTTGGCCTGCTGCAGGGTTTTCTGTCCGAAGACCACGAAACCACCAGCCGGGAACGTCGCGATCGGATTGATGCGAGCGTCGTAGAGCGTGTCCTTGTCACCCTGAGAGAGCCTGGTCTCCACGTTGCTGACGAATCCAAGTGCGCCGCGGTTGAAACCTGCCGGTGCGAACCAGGGGAATGCAACCTTGTCGTTGAAGCCCAGGACACCCAGTGCCGCCACGGATGACGGGACCTTGACCACGCGGTTGTTTGCCGGGTCCTGAATGTTGACGTCAGGGAAGAAGACTGCACCGTAGCTGTTGTCCACGGCTCTGGTCTCAAAGAGCTCCGAGGTCTTACCCGGGTCGGGACGTGTGGAGGAGTCGTCGTAGAGGCGAACTCCGTTAGAGTCGTACTTGGGCATGTCCATCACGTACATCACCATGCCGTTGTCACGGCAAAGGGACAGAGCGTTGTCAGTAACGAAAGGCTCTCTGACTCCGGGAATGGCCAGCAGGTTGATGTTGGTGCTGAAGGTGTCAGTCATGATGCCGACAGCGGTGTTCATGGAGGTGACGTTGTTGTTGAGTCGACCCACACCCGCCTTGGTGTCACCTGAAGCAGCATCGAGCGGTCCTTTGTATCCGCTAGAAGCCTTTCCACCCGTGTCGGAGGAGAGGGCCTTGTCGCGGAAGTAGAAGCGGTCCCTGTCGGTAATGTCCAAGCCGTCGAAACCACCGTAGAAGATGTTTGTGAATTTAGCGTAAGGTGTGAACCTATTGAACAGGACAGAAGACGTTGCAACCAAAGATGCCAATGTGTAACGATTGTTAATTCCATCGTCAATCGTGTAGTCAGAAGTGTCGGGCGCCTTGTTTCTGATGTATGCGGTTTCCAACATCACCTGCTCAGCAGATCCGGTGAACACGGTCGCACCGAAGACTCCTGCAAGGCCTGTTCCCGCCTGGGACGTTGCAACACGAGCGAGAGTGAACTTGTTGTCATTGAACTCGTCGGCGCCAGATCCGGTAACCAATGCATCGAGCTTCTGGATACCGACAAACTTACCGTAAGCCGAGATGAGGCTGTTGAACTCTGCACCCTCGTTGGGGCGGAGGACGGCATCAGTCACACCGAGCACGGGGTCAGTGGTGATGTCAACAGGAACCCTTGCTGTGTTAACGCCCCAGTAGAAGCGACCGTCGACTCTCTCGTTGACACCGGGGTTACCGAGGAAGCCTGATGTTGCTGTCGGGCCGCGTGTGACCTTAACGCGAAGCGGAAGGGGAGGAACGATGGAGCTCAGCATTCCTGCGGATGCCCAGGTGCCTGCCGGGGTGTCGAACCTGCGGGGTGTCGTATCGCCCAG